TTGGCACAGTATTCAGCACCTATAATGTCTGAACTAATTGCAGAATATACAACTAAAATATCTTCTCCAGAAGATGAAGATCCGTTAGTAGCTATTAGAAAACAAGAACTTGCCCTGAAAGGTCAAGAATTAGCACTTGATCAACAACAGTTTGTTGCACAAGAACAAAGAAAGGCAGAAGATTCTGCTAGACGTGCACAAATTGATCGTGAGCGTATCGGACTTAGTGAAGATATAGCAGAAATGCGTGATGATACGGCTCGAGCCAGACTAGATCAACAAAGATTGTTCAAAAATATAGATTTACAAAATAGACAATAAATGTTGCAAAAAATAATTTAACCCTACATAATTAACAGCATGATTAAACGTACAACAGTAAATCAACAGAAAACACCAAAAGTTTTAACCAACAAAAATGGTTATAGCAACAAAGGTACAGTCCCCCTAAAAAGCAACGCAGGTACTTTCGATACTAATACCACACCAAAACCAGGTATGGGTAAAGGTAAAGCAAGAGGTATGGGTGCTGCTGAATTTGGTGGCAAGTTTTCTGGTGTTTATTAATGTCCGAAGCCTGGTTAAGTAAAAAGTATTTAAAAGAACTTGAACTTAGAAGGGAGGATGTAAAGGACACTTTACTCGCAGGTTGTAAAGACCATGCGCAATATGAATATCTGCGGGGGCGTTACAGTTCACTAGCCGACGCAGAAAATATTTTTAGAGAACTGCTAGGTAGGGTAATACAAGATGACATCAAAGATACAGGTTCCTGATCATATAGCCAAAGAAATAGAAGCCGAACAAGCACAAACCAAAAAACAAGAAGTCCCAGAGCAAGAGCCTAGCCAAGAAATTCCTTATGTTGCACAAGAAGCAAGAGTGCTTGATCCAACATTATTAGACAAATCAGTTTTAGAGCGTATGCCACAACCTACTGGTTGGCGCATGTTAATACTTCCCTATGCCGGTAAAGGCGTTACAGATGGAGGTATTCAATTAGTACAATCACATGTAGATAGAGAAAGACTAGCTACGGTTGTTGGGTATGTTGTAAAAATGGGTCCTGATTGCTACAGCGATAAATCAAGATTTGATAATCCTTGGTGTCAGGAAAAACAATGGGTGTTAATAGGGAGATATGCTGGCGCACGCTTTAGACTAGGGGATGAATCTGAATGTAGAATCATTAATGATGATGAAGTTATTGCCACTATATTAGATCCTAATGACATTCTTGCAATTTAGGGAATAATATGGAAGAAGCAATAAAACAAGAAGAAGTACAAGAAGAAGCAGTTGTTGATGAGGGTGAAGTAATAGAGCTTGATGAAGAAGTAACAGAAGAACCCGCAGAATCAGCAGAGCCAGAGGTTGTAAGTGAATCAGCAGTAGCTGAAACAACTGAAACTCAAGAAGAAGAACTTACAGATTATAGCGATAAAGTTCAAAAGCGTATTAATACTTTGACTCGTAAATTACGAGAAGCAGAGCGTGGTCAAGACTATGCAGCCAAGTATGCGCAAGAAGTGCAGCGTCAAAATCAAGTGTTGCAACAACAAGCGCAAACGTTACAACAATCGACATATTCAGAATCTGCAAATAGATTAACGGCACAAAAGGCGCAGGCAATAGAAGCCTTAAAACAAGCACATGAAAGTTCTGACTATGACAAAGTTGCAAAAGCTCAAGAGGTTTTGTCGCAAATAGCTGTACAGGAAAGCAATGTGGAACAAAATATAGCTGCAATTAAAGCTCAACAAGAACAAGCCCAGTCACAGCCACAACAACCTATTCAGCCACAACAACCAGGTATACATCCAACTACAGAGGCTTGGATAAGCAAAAATCAATGGTTTTTGAATGATGAGGATATGTACAACAGCGCACAAGTAATTGATAGAGAGCTAGTAAGTGAAGGTTATGTAGAAGGCTCAGATGAATATTTTGCTGAAGTTGATAAAAGAATTAGGGTAAAACACCCAAATAAATTTGATGACGTAGCGGTACAACCGAGACCTCAACAAAAGGTAGCTTCGGCTAATAGGTCTGTAGGAAAAGCTGGTAAGAAACAAGTAAAGTTGTCTCCTAGTGAAGTAGCTATGGCAAAAAAACTTAACGTACCTTTGAAAGAGTACGCAAAATATGTTAAAAGGTAATTAATATGACAGATAATACTGACAAACAAAACAGAACATCACGTTCTGCCGACACTCGAGCTACAAAAGCAGCTCGCAAACCTTGGAGCCCACCATCAATGTTGGACACTCCTCCTGCACCTGAAGGTTATACCTACAGGTGGATACGTGCCGAACTCGTAGGTGCGGAAGATAAGAAAAATGTAACCTCTAGAATGCGTGAAGGTTTTGACCTAGTGCGTTCTGAAGAATTACCTGATTTTGAACTTCCTACCATAGAGAACGGTAAACATGCAGGAATAGTATCAGTTGGTGGTTTGCTATTGGCTAAAATTCCTAATGAAACACGTGAAGAAAGAAACTCCTACTTTCAGAATCGTGCATCAACACAACAAGAAGCTGTTGATAATGATCTTCTTAGGGAATCAGATCCAAGCTCTCCGATTTTAAATCCAGAGAGAAAAAGCAAAGTAACTTTTGGCGGTGGTCAACGCAGTTGATCGCTAAATATACATTTTAAATATATAGGTGATTTATTATGGCAAATAAGAATGCCCCATTTGGTGCAAGACTTGTTGGCGCACTTGGTTCAGGACCTACCTCTAATGGTACAACTGAATACGAGATCGCTTCAGGTGCATCCGGGAACATTTTTTCAGGCGACCTAGTGAAAATGACCAATGCTGGTACTATTTTAGTAGCTGCTGCTGGTGATGAAGCATTAGGTGTGTTCAGAGGTTGTAAGTTTACTAATTCTTCAGGAGAAGTTATTTTTAGTTCACATTACCCTGATGGCACAGTCTCGTCTGATATAGTTGCATTCGTGCATGATGATCCTAATGCTGTATTTGAAATTCAAAGTGCAGGTTCTCCAGCTCAAACTGATGTCGGTTTGAACGCAGATATTTCCTATACCGCTGGTTCTACCAAAACTGGTATGTCAGCAATGGAACTATCTGGAACAACAGCAGCTACAACTGCTACGTTTAGAATTATGGGCTTTTCGAGTGATCCAGATAACAGTACTACAGGTTCAGCAAACGTGAATGTAATAGTCAAGTTTAATGAGCACTTCTATGTCGATCCAACGGGAGTATAAATAAATGGCAATTAATAGAGCGCAATTAGCGAAAGAATTAGAGCCTGGTTTGAACGCCTTATTCGGTATGGAATATTCTCGTTATGAGGCTCAACATTTAGAGATTTACGAAAGTGAATCTTCTGACAGAGCATTTGAAGAAGAAACTCTAATCGTAGGGTTTGGTAATGCTGAAGTAAAAGCAGAAGGTAGTGGAGTCAGATTTGACAACGCTAACGAAGGCTACACTTCACGTTATACCCACGAAACAGTGGCTTTAGCTTTTGCTCTTACTGAAGAGGCGATTGAGGATAATCTTTATGACAGACTTGGTGCAAGGTATACCAAAGCATTAGCAAGGTCGATGGCAAATACAAAGCAAATCAAAGCAGCATCAGTGCTAAACAACGCGTTTAGTGTAACTGGCGGCGATGGTAAAACTTTGATTGCTACAGATCATCCGCTAGGCGGCGGTGGCTCACTAGCAAATAGAGCAACAACTATGGCAGACTTGAATGAGACATCTCTAGAAGATAATCTTATTAGTATCTCTACATTTACAGATGATAGAGGTCTTAATATAGCGCTTCAAGGGACAAAGCTTGTCGTTCCACCACAGTTGGTATTTGTAGCAGATAGACTACTTAACTCTCCTGGTAGAGTTGGTACGTCTGATAACGATATAAACGCTGTAAACAACATGGGAATGTTGCCACAGGGTTATGTTGTTAACAATTATCTGACAGATACAGATGCTTATTTCATATTAACCGATTGCCCAGACGGGTTTAAATACTTCGAAAGATCTCCAATGCAAACTGCATTAGAAGGTGATTTCGATACTGGTAACATGAGATACAAAGCTAGAGAAAGATATTCATTCGGATACTCAAACTTTAGAGCCGTATTCGGTTCTCAAGGTGCTTAATAGGAACGATTTATTGTAGCGTTTCCAACTCAACTACAATTTTTTAAGGGAGCTTCGGCTCCCTTTTTTGTTGCTTAGGTTATCAATAAGGTATAGAATTTAAGAGGTTATAAAATTAATTAGCTTGATGAGGGCCGCAAGGTTTCCATTAATACAATATACAGGAGTTCATAATGGCTAATCCACATTTTCAAAACTTAATACTTTGGGCGGGTAATACTGTCGCTACACAGCACAAGAAAAACCAACCTATGTTTGCACCATATCCGTCAGATCAGACGTTTTATATGTATCACAATGATTTCTTTACATACAATTCTGGTGATTGGACGATTACAACTACAGAAGCGGGCACAGGAAGTGCAACTGAAGCTGTAACTTCATCAGCAGGAGGAGCATTATTGCTTACCAATGCTGCTGGCGATAACGACTTAGACTTTTTACAATTAAAAGGTGAAGGTTTTAAACTTAGCACCAGTAAGAAAGCTTACTTTTCAGCTAGATTTAAAGTGAATGATGTTGACCAATCAGACTTTGTAATGGGTCTTGGTATTACCGATACAACACCACTTGATACTACAGACGGTGTATTCTTTATCTCAGCAGATGGAGATGCAGGTCTAGATTTCTTAGTTGAGAAAGATAATTCAGCTACAACTACTGAAGATGTAGCAACTATGGCTGATGATACTTTTATTACAACAACTTGGTTTATTGATCCAGATGCCTCTAAAGTTTTCTATTCAGTAGATAATGCTGCTCCAGTTGGCGTGGCTATAACTAATTTACCAGATGATGAAGAATTAACAGTTTCATTCGGTATTCAAAATGGTGAAGCCTCAGCACAAACTATGACTATTGACTACGTTGTAGCAGCAGTCGAAAGATAGGAGTAAACAATGGCAGATACAGTAACTTCACAAACTATCCAAGATGGTGAGAGAGTCGCAGTATTAAAGTTTACTAATGAATCTGACGGCACAGGAGAATCCTCTGTTAAAAAAGTTGATGTTTCAGCTTTAACCACTAACAGTAAGGGAGAATCTTGTACTAGCGTATCTATAGCCAGAATACATTGGTTTTGTAGAGGCATGGGTGTTGATATAGAATTTGATGCAACTACTAATGTTTTAGCAGTAACTTTAGCACCTGATAGTTCAGGTGATGAATATTTTGATCAGTTTTCTGGTATACCTAATAATGCAGGCTCAGGCGTAACTGGAGATATAGACTTCACTACAATTGGACACTCTAGCGGTGATGCCTATTCTATTATTTTAGTTTTGAATAAAAATTATTAATGAATGGCAGAATACAAAGGCAAAACTGTAACACTTAACAGACCTAGGGCTATTCCAAAGGGTAGCCCTGGATACGGTAGAAAACGTAAAGAAGTCTTTGTTAAAAATCCAGCTACAGGTAAAATTAAACGTATTGCTTTTGGAGATGCTAAATTAGGTATGCATAAGAATGATCCAAAAAGAAAAAGGTCATACTGTAAACGAAGTGAAAAATTAGGTAATGACAGAATGAAAGCAAATTATTGGGCAAGAAGGGATTGGGACTGTTGAGTTATCATTACACTGAAGAATTAGACAAACTAATAAAAGGCCTTGAAAAAGCCTCTAAGTCTCATGCAGCTCAAGTTAAAGTGCTGGAAAAGATAGTAGCACAAACAAAAAAGGCTAGAAA